AAAATTTTTTTTTTTTTTTTTTTTTTCAGGAATTTCTTCTATAAGTGTGACAAACGTGACAAGCCTTTGTAACTATTGTTTGCATTGCATACTGTTTTACAGTACAATAAAAGCAAGTTAAATCATGGAGGACACAAGATGTCAGAAAATTATGTTCACGAGGTTCAAGATACAAGGCTCGTGGTTCAAGGTTCACGCATCGAGTTTGGCGTGTATTGTGATTGGTGCGGTGGTTATGGTTGTGATGTTGATTTTCATGGTGACACACAGCCTTGCCATAAGTGCGGTGGTTCAGGTTTCAAGTTTCATTATGTAGTGGGAGATGATGATGCCTAAGTTTGAAGTGATGTTGGGTATGCCAACTTTTGAATATCGGACTGTGCTTGTTGAGGCGGAAAGTCCTGAACACGCACAGGAGATGGTCGAACTTGATATTGAGGATGCATGGGATCATGCATCGCTTTCAGACAAGGACGAGCAGTTTCGTGATTGTCCAACAGTTCAATTTATTGAGGAGGTTTAAAATGGGATTAGATATGTATTTAACTGGAGATAAGTTCAAGTGTACTCAGTACGCAAAGGACGAAAACGGTGAGTTTTTACGCGATGAGGATGGCGGTATTATACCCATTAACGAGGATACTGTTGATGGATATCGCAGAAGTAGCCAGAAACTAGACCTTGGTTATTGGCGCAAGCACGCCCCTTTGCATCAGTTATTCGTTAATGCTTTTGCTGACGGTGAAGATAATTGTCGCCCCATTGAATTGTGTTCAGAAGATTTGCGGTGGGTTGCTAAAGTGTTGAAGGGTCATGCCGCCACCTCACTACCGTCTAATGAAGATGTTATTCGTGGTTGCTTTTTTGGTGACGAAGAATGGTGGGACGAGTTGCGTGAAACTGCCTACGAGGATGCAAGGGTTCTTGAAAAAGCCGCAGAATGGTTGGAATCTGGTGGCGGTGAATATTGGCATTCAGTTGAATATCAGGCGAGTTGGTAATGAACGTTCTTAGCTTATTTGATGGTATGTCTTGTGGTCGCATCGCTCTTGAGCGGTGCGGCTTTAAGGTCGAAAATTATTTTGCGTCAGAGATTGATAAACACGCAATCAAAGTTTCCAAAGCCAACTATCCTGACACGGTGCATCTGGGCGATGTCTGCAATCTTCACACAGAAGACGGTTATCTGCATACAAGTCATCCTGAAGATGACCCTCGTGCGTATGAGATTGATTTGCTTATTGGCGGATCACCTTGTCAGGGATTTTCGTTTGCTGGCGGTCAGTTAGCGTTTGACGACCCCCGCAGCAAATTGTTTTTTGAATATGTCCGCTTGCTTGAAGAGTTGAAGCCAAGATATTTTCTGCTTGAGAATGTGATCATGAAACAGAAGTTTCAAGACATCATAACCAAAATGCTAGGCGTAAAGCCTGTGCGCATCAATTCCAATTTGGTATCTGCGCAGAACCGTGACCGCCTGTACTGGACAAATATTCCTGTTAAATCTTTGCCAGAGAACAAGCGCATATATTTAAAGGACATTCTTCAGAACGTTGAGGATATTGGCGAAGAGCATTATCACAGCATGAAGTCTGTCGCATATATGGAGCGCGGCAACGACAAGTGGGCACAAGCTGGGTCGAGACGAGCGGACGGTTATGAGCAAACGCCCGAGACAGAAAAGTCTTTTACCCTGACTGCCAATATGCATAAGGGTGTGCCATACAACTATTTCAAAGAAACACGACAGATGTCGTTTGGTTTTGATGAGCCTGAGACAAACGAAGGTTTAGTTATGGCAGGGCAAGCAGACTTGAAGGGGCATGACTACAATCGCAGGGTGTATCATCCTGACGGCAAAGCCCCGACATTAGCGGCGGCATCTGGCGGCAATCTTGAACCGAAGATATTGCAAGTGCCAAGGGGCAAGAACAAAGGTGGTGTAAAAGCAAACGATGGCAAAGTTCCAACTATGAGCGCGTCATCTTGGGAATATAATAATGTTGTTACAGACGGTTTACGGTGGAGAAAACTCACGCCTCTGGAATGTGAGCGGCTCCAGACCGTGCCGGACAATTACACTAATCATGTGTCAAACACCCAGCGATATCGTATGCTTGGTAATGGTTGGACTATTGATGTTATCTGTCACCTGTTGGAGGGAATGAAAAATGGGAAAAATTAAAGCGTGGCTAATGGAGATGGAGGACGATGCTCTGGACATGACCAGAGAGGAGTTCATCAAGAAGCACGGTAAGTTCTATGTCGAAGTGTGGACAAAGGTTCAAACGTGCAGAGAGCTGGAACAGTTGGAGATCCAAGATGGAAAACTCATTAAGACTGATTGAGGGCATGAAAGTTTGCCCTGAGTGTGGTGGTGATGGTGAATTGGAGTACGAGCGACCTGTCGTAGACTGGATGAACGGTGGATATCTGGAAGGTTACATGGACGTTTGTCATAATTGCAGCGGTGATGGATTTGTGGAGGATGAAGATGAAGACAGTGATTGAGATGTCTGTTCAAGAATTTGAAGATTATTTGAGGAAAAAACGCCAAGAATTGTATTTGTCACCGTTGCGCAAGGACGTTGGCGCGAAGTGGCGGAAGACCGATTGGGGCAACCCGACAGCAAAACTCTCAATGCAAAGGCGGAAGACCCCATGATTGTGAAAGCGATGGCACTTGTTTGCACCGTATTTGTTGGTGGCGATAGCAAGTGCGTAACAGAATTTTACCCGAAGACGTTTGAAACCATGCAGGAATGTAATGTTCAACTGTTTCAATGGCGGATGTATGAATTGCCAAGGAACAAAAAAATTGTTCTTGATGACTGTGTTATAACAAGTTATAAGCATGAAAAACGGAAATAAAATATTAGATTTCACAATTACGCTGTACTCAAATAAAAAAGCGATTGTGAAGGAGGTGGTCTGTAAGCCCACCAAGTTGGAGTCCGTGATTGACGAACTGGACAAGCAGGCCAGTGTGCCCAGAAGAGGTGATGGTCATCATGGGTATTATATCGAAGTAGAAGTAAGGAGGCACAAGGATGTCAGTACAAGTAAAGCGGGGTCGCCCTCCCGTGCAACAAAAGGCGGAGTTTAGGAATGTGGCTATTCCTGTTGATGCGTATGACCTGCTGCGGACAGTAGCAGACAAAGAAGAGCGCACAATAGCGAGACAGCTAGCGTTTTTAATTCGTAATCAATATAGTCAGGAGGCCGCAAATGTTGACTAAATTCTTAAAATTATTCTTTCCTTGCTTGGTTCAGGAAGAAAAGACAAAGCCTAAATCAGAACCTGTGAAGAAGGCAGCACCGATTAAAAAGAAAAAGCGTGGCAGGCCACCGAAGAAAAAATCTTAACACAGGATAAGTTCGTAAACAAAAGGGGCAGGGAAAGTTTTAACAAGCCGATCCCAATATCCCTGCCCTATTTCTTCCTTACCACTGTAAGGCTATATCCCAAAAAATTCAAACAATCTTCTAAATCACTGACTCGCGGCTGATGTTGTGTCCGCCATTTTCGCATTGTGTCACGGTGGAAGCCAACTCGTTCACTCATGTCACATTCATGAATTTGCTGCCGATGCATCTCTTCAAATAAAAACCTAACAATCGGATTTTTGTTTTTGATACGGTCTTTGACAAAGTCACCGCGTCTTGCGTTCCACGGCTTCATTAGAACAAACTCAATTGCTCTGGCTGTTTCATTATCAACTCTATGTCCTTGTGCATGATATCTGAAAACTCTATTTCACAGAAGTTTCCGCAGTCAGGCATGACATAGTTTTGCTTGTGTCCAGAGCTTGGATCTAGCTCGTCCAGGTAGACACCACGCAGGCACGAGTTGCCAACCAACCGTTCTGCTGCAGCCATGCGGTCAAAGTATTCTGGAAAGTCCTTGCGGATTTTGTTCCAGTATCCTTTGCCGCCTTTTACACAACCGATACAGTTGTTGTTGCCATAGCCAAGTTTGTACATCTCTGGTCGCTCGATGCCAGCCGCTTCAAGATAGTATAAACATTCTGGCTTGGTCAGCTTCTTTTCGATGAGGGGAAAGATAGGTTTAGATCCAGGGTATTGCTCCTTAAACCGTATCGCCCGATTGACTTCTTTTTTGGAAAACTCAAACCCGAAGACCTGTGCCTCGTACTCCATCTCCCGTTCTATTCGTTCCCGAACCCGCTTCTTCAGAACCAACGTGCAGCGTGCGCCACCTGGACCGTTTACATACTTGTCCTTCTCGATGACCTCAAACTGATTGCTGTGTTTGTGCGACTTGGTGATCATGATATCCCGACCATACCATTCCTCGCACTCGCGAATGAACCGCTCGTTGTCTGGATGAGCCGTATCTATGTGGAAGTAGACAGGCAGCACGTTGTCTTTGCCATGCTTGTCGATTGCAAGTTTAGTTGCTACCGCGCTGGTTACGCCTGCTGACCACCAAGATATAATCATATCGCCAGTTCCATTTGGTGTATTGCTTGTTCATTGTCCCATTCAACAGGGCATTGAATAGCATCAATTTTACGAGCCATATGTTCAGGACATTGCGGTTTATCCTTAAAGTTGCGTGCCACGTTAACACTATCGGCTGATGCAAAAGGCCAACGTTTGCCAGCTTGTGCCAACCCCCGAAGCATATGAATCCACGGCATATGACGATGCTTTTTATCTAACTCGGTAAAGGCTTCATCAATACGCTGTTGCCAACGCACAGTGCCAATCTTCCAAAACTCTCCGCTACTGCCGAAACAAACTTTCGGGTAGTTATCACACAAGTATAATAAGTAATCAGTGTGCATATGCATGTGCCAAACAGGAGCACCAAGTTCTTTCGGAAAAGGCCAAGTTTCGAGACGCGTGCGGTTATCTTCTTCACTCCCGCCTATAACATCTGGGATCACACCCCAATGAGGATGTCCTAACTTTGGTTCTAACCATTCATAAAATTTATCTATCTTAAATTCTTTGCCTTGCGTGTATGTTGTGAACGCACCGTTGTCCCACATCACAGACTGACCAATGTCCAAACAAACTTGAGCGTCTGATGGACTAGCAAAAGAAACGCAGAAATGCTTCCCCGCCATGCGGAGAAGCATCTCTCTAGGTGTTAATGGTGTGCCGTGATAATGAATCATGGTTTAAATTTATGAGAACCCATTTCACAAATAATCTGCACTCCAGAATGTATGCCTTCAACTTTTAAGAAGCCCCGTGAATTTTCAGATTGCCACTTCTTCCAAAACCGTTGAGCAAAGTCCTCTTGAAACATTGGAAATTGAACAAGATCATCAATCCATTCAGTAAGATTTTCAATTATAATCATTTCTTCTGTTGTCCAAGTTACTTCATATTTAATGACTTCTCCATCGACAGGACATACAACTCCATCAACACAAAATTTGTATGTGTTTTGATTAATCATTTTTAGTTCCTAGTTTATACCAGACAATGAAAGCACCAAGCATTTTACTTGCGACCATAACAGCGAACCCGTACCAGCTGAAAAAACCCAGTATCAACATGAACACGGCAGAATCTACAGGAGTTCCAATAGCCGAAGAGTATAAAACTCGTTGACGTAGTGTCTTGCCTGTGAACGTGTAAACTGCCCAATCCACCATTTCACTAATTGCAAACGCCACAACACTTGCAAACGCCACAAACGGGTCAGCAAGCAAGTAGCTAAGAACTGCCCCTACTGCCATTGCGCCTATAACCTTGTGACCAATCTCCCGCTGCGCGAAGTCGCGTAATACGAAAATAAAGCCAACAAGTAAACTCATTGGGGCAAACATCTCCCCACCTGGAATAGGTATCATTGGTAGGTAAGTAAACCCTAAGTTTGCTACCACTACGCCACCAATGTACAACAGTACATATTTATTTAAGAAATCGATCCAGCCCATGCTGTGTCCTCCTCTTCAGTTGTGTTACATGCTGTCTCTCCTTGACAGCACTCTTCGATCACCAGGTGACAGACGGCACATTGCGTATGCCCATGCACTTCAATAGGCCGCATCTGCGTTTGACATCGAGGACACAAGCCGTCTCTTACAGCTTGCGCCATCGTGCCGTCACCCTGCGATATCTGGCTCATCTTTTTTCTCCGCAGCTTTTCTTTTTGTGTCCAAGGATATGATGTTATTACGACCCAACTCCCGAATATATTGTTCTGCTATAGAGGCATCGACACCTGTTAGTTTAGAAAAGCGGTCAACTGTCTGTGCTAGTGTTAGTCCACCGTTTTTGTAATCTATCAAAACATCAATGCTTCCCTCTATTTTGGGGTCAATTTTAGCCATTCTCTTGCCTCCTCTCCGAGCACCTTTGCTCCAATATCAATTTTGTCACGCAGTGATTTCACAATCTTTTCGTCAATGCTTCTCTCTGTAATCAGGTCGATATATGTAACAGTGTTTCTTTGACCTATCCTGTGACACCTGTCTTCTGACTGAATCCGTGTTTCAAGGTTAAAGTCATTTGCATAATATATCACGGTATTGGCTTCAGTAAGCGTGAGGCCGTAACCAGCCGTTGCAGGATTAGCAACAAAGAACCGAGCGTCACCATGCTGGAACTGATGTATTGCCTTTTCACGATCTTCATCACTTGTGTCTCCATAGTATGATACCACAGAATTGATCCCGAATTGACGCTGCAGGGCAATAAAAATTTTCTTAATATCGTACCGGAACCTGGACCAGATGATTATTTTACCTGAAACTTCTTCAATACACTCAAGCAGGGCATTGACCCGATTCGTGTCCACCTCGACCATGTTACCGTCATCTGTCTTGAGGTGTCCCGAAAGTATTTGCTGAAGCCGAAGAAGCTGGGTCATAACTTGCATAGCAGTTACAATGTCGCCGTTATCCAGTAGCACCATCGCTTCTTTCTGTATGTCCTTGTACATGCGAACCTGTTCCAAGGTCATGTCTACATAGCGTATCGTGTAGTTCTTTTCTGGCAGGTCCAGACAATCTTTCTTCAGAACCCGATAGGTAAACGGTTCAATCTTTGTTGACAGTTCAGTCAGGTTACGAAACCCGACAATGGTTTGAAACTCTTTGATGCCCATCTTCTGCTTGCTAAGTATCGCGTAACGACCCCGAAAGGCATAGTAGCTGTCATAACCCAAGACTCGTGGTTCAAGAAACTCACATTGAGTATACAAGTCCATAGGTGACTTGGTTACAGGTGAACCTGTCAGTAGCCTGCGAAACTTAAACTTCTTGGACATTTTGATCAGAACTTTTGTGCGGTTGGCTTTTGGGTTCTTGATGGTGGTGGACTCATCAATGGCAATCAGGCCGTTTGCGCCACACCTATCTGCAATCCACTCTCCCATCTTTTTGCCTTTGCCCGAACTGAACGCCTCGACATTCATTACAAACACCTTGACACCAGGTTCGGTATTCGTGAAGAATTGTTTTAGCTCTTTGCGATAAGACTTTGTGTCTTTGGCTTGCCAGTAGCTAACTTGATGGGGGACTTCTTCAGAGAAATGGTCGGGTATCTCTTTGTTTATCCAGTTCCGGTAAACGCCTTTTGGTGCAACTATTAAGGCAAAATCTATTTCATTGGTATGCGCGAGGACAGCAATACTATCAATCAACACCTTTGATTTACCTGTGCCCATCTCCATAAAAAAGCCAAAGAACTTCTTATGTATACTCTTGTTCAGAGCTTCTGTTTGATGTGCGTATGGTTTCGTTTTGAACATTGCTTGCATTGCATATTGTGTTATGTTAGTGTTACAATAGAGGTTGGTCGCGGTCGCGTCAACCCAGAAACCTGAAGAGGATATACTTGCTATGAAGCAGATAGATCAAATATTCGATGAAGACATGTTTGCAGATGCAACCGCACTGGACGGTGTGGACGCTAATGCAACCAAATCACTCTCTGACCTAGTGAGGGACTTACAGGAGAAAACGGAACAGATTGCTGCGTCCGAAGAATACCTGAAAGGTCTGAAGGCAGAAAAACAGAGGATGGCTACAGAACAGATACCCATGCTGATGGATCAGATGGGCATTGAGAGGTTAGATGTTGACGGTGCAACCGTGCAACTGAAGCCGTTCGTTTCTGCGTCTATCCCTGCTGACCGCAGGCAGGAAGCCTATGCGTGGCTCCGTGAACACGGTCTGGATGACATTATAAAGAATGATGTCACCGTATCATTTGGACGAGGTGAAGATAACTTGGCAGGCGATGTCATGTACGACCTCGAACAAAAGGGGTATCACCCCGAAAAGAAAACTCATATCCATTCTATGACCTTGAAAGCGTTTGTCAAAGAACGTGTCGAGAAAGGTCTGCCTATAGATCTGGATATGTTTGGAGCCTACGTTGCAAGAACTGCCGATGTGAAGAGGAAAAAATAATGGCAAACTCAGTAGCTAAAAAAGAAGAGGCTGGCCTACCAGCCGCAATCATGGACGATATTATCTCTACCGCTGGTGAGGGAGTAGACTATGATACGTCTGATTTACAGATACCTTTTGTGCGCGTCATCCAAGCGTTGTCGCCACAGATTAAAAAGTCTGACCCTGCGTTTATTGAAGGTGCGGGACAGGGCGATGCTTTCAACACCGTGACTGGACAATACTGGTCTGGTGAAGATGGCGTGACTGTCGTACCATGCTTTCAAGAAACAAAGTATCTGGAGTTTATTCCACTCGACCAGGGTGGAGGTTTTGTTGGCGAAAGAGCCTCCAACGACCCAGAGTTAGGTAAGACAGAGCGTAATGGTGCCAAGGAAATCCTTCCAAATGGTAATGAACTTGTTAAGTCTGACCAGCATTATTGTATGATTGTTGGCGAAGACGGCATGCATCAACCAGCGATTATCGACATGAAGTCTACGCAACTGAAGGTCAGCCGCCGTTGGAAGACCCAGATTGCCATGCAGAAGATAAAGGATGGCGAGGGCAACATGCGGACACCTGCTTTGTTCGCGATGATGTGGAAGCTGTCTACTACTGAGGAGTCCAATACTATGGGCACTTGGTATAACTGGTCTGTTGAAAAAGTGGGCTTTGTGCAAGACAAGAGCCTGTTTGAGGAAGCAAAAAACTTCCGTCAGTCTATTGTGAAGGGTGATGCCAAACCTGTGGCAGAAGAAACACCTGCTGAAGACGATAACATTCCGTTCTAAACATGAACATTGTTGACCGTTTCGCGGCGGCGTTTGAGGGATCAAACGCCGCCCACGGTCAAACTACAATCGGGCAGCAACGCCGTAACGGTAAAACAGAAGCCAAGAGTATTATCGTTAAACAGCCGCTTACAAAGGAGTTAATTGCACAACATTTACAAGGTACAAAAGGTGTCGGTTCAATTCCTATCAACGACAAAAACATGTGTAAGTTTGGCGTGTTAGACGTAGACAAGTATCCGATTGACCATGCCGAAATATCTAAGAAGTGCAAGAAACTCAAAATACCGTTTGTAGTTTGCCGTTCCAAATCTGGTGGCGCACACTTGTACCTGTTCACAAAAGAGTGGATTAGGGCTGTAGACATGCGCGATTGCCTAACCGAGTTCTCCGCAGTGCTTGGGTTCTCTGGCTGCGAAGTCTTTCCAAAACAAGATCAGATCCTTGCAGATCGTGGCGATGTTGGTAACTTTATCAACCTGCCATACTTTGATAGCGAGAACACTGTGCGCTATGCCTTTGATGACAAGGGCGAAGAATTAGAATTAGAAGACTTCTTGAAACTGATAGACAAGAAGCGCACAACGCTTGATGACTTAAACAACCTGAAGTTTGAAACCAAGAACGATGAGTTTGATGGCCTGATTCCATGTATCAAGAACCTAGTGCTGATGGGCATACCGCAGGGCATGCGTAACAATGCCATGTTTCACACAGGCATCTTCTTGCGTAAAAAATATCCAGATGATTGGAAGAAAAAGCTAGAGACATGGAACCAGAAGATATGCAAGCCTCCCATGCCAGCCGATGAAGTAGTCACTTTGCAGAAGTCGATAGAGAAAGACAAGTACGGCTACAAGTGCAAAGAAGAACCAATGTCCAGTTATTGCAACCGTGATCAGTGTCGGACAATGGAGCACGGTATTGGTGGTGCCGCTGCGGCTCCGTCTATGGGTGGACTGACAATCTTAAAGTCAGACCCGCGCTTATACTTTATTGATGTAAACGGACAGAGATTGGAGTTGTCCACTGAACAGCTTCAAATGCCTTTGCAGTTCCAACGTGCATGCATGGAGCAAATTGATTTCATGCCACCCACCATGAAACCAGGGGACTGGCAACAACTTGTTAACAATATGATGTCAACGGCTACCAGCATTGAGGTGCCGAAAGAGTTGACCACAACAGGGCAGTTTGAAGAATTGCTAGAGATATACTGTACAAGCAGGATTCGTGCGAGAGCACCAGAGGAACTACGGCTTGGTAAGCCGTGGACAGAGAACGATTTAACGTTCTTTACGATGAAGGGGTTGCAGGAGTTTCTGCGTTCAAGAAACTTTGTGCAACTTAACAGACCACAGATACAGGAGCGGCTGAAGATACTCAACAACGGCGGCGATTGTAACACTTACTACAAACTCAAAGACGATAAGACAGGCAGATGGCAAAACCTTCGTGTCTGGTTTGTTCCAGAGTTTGACGAAAACGAAGTTCATATTCCAAAGAAGGAGACAGAAAATGACATCCCATTCTGATGAAATTTATTTAAAGATAGGCGATTTATCTAGTTGGTTAAATGTAGATAGGTCAACCATATATCGCTGGGTCGATAAAAAGCATTTCCCAAAGCCTGTTGTGTTAGGACCAGAGTCAGATCAGAGCAGCACCATGAGGTGGGTGCGTTCAGAGGTTGAGGAATGGTTAGCGAACAGGCCACGAGAAAAGACAAATGCCGACTGAGACACTTATCTTCGGACCCCCTGGGTGCGGCAAGACACATACGCTCATGGAAATTATGCAGAGAGAGCTGGACAACGGCACTCCTCCTGACCGTATTGGTTTTGTATCCTTCTCCAAGAAGGCCATCAAAGAGGCGAAGACAAGAGCCATGAGCAAGTTCCATCTGTTAGAGGATGACCTGCCGTGGTTTAAAACGTTGCATGCATTAGGCTTTGCATGGTTGGGCATGGAGTCCAAGAACGTGGTGGATCCAGCCGACCTCCGAGCATTAGAATGGGATCTTGGAGTTCGATTTGATAACACTACGGCAGAGATGCTAGGCGAAGGTTTAATCCCAACATCCTACCAGAAGGGCAACCGTTACCTGTCAATTATCGCCAGGGCAAAAATGCGGTGCATCTCTATGGAGCAAGAGTATAGCGACCGTGGAGACTACGACCTGCACTGGGAAGAACTTGTTTTTATAAACGAGGTGTACAGCCAATACAAAGCCAACAAGAACAAATACGATTTTACGGACATGGTTGAGTTGTTCGTGGAGCAAGGCACGGCACCCACGCTGGATGTATTGATTGTAGATGAAGCGCAGGACCTGACACCGCTGCAGTGGAAGCAGGTTAAAATCATCAAACAAAACTCAGACCGTATCTGGTATGCAGGGGACGATGACCAATGCGTTCATCGCTGGAACGGCGTTGAGGTTGAGGACTTCATGGACGCTTGTGACAACAAGACGGTTCTTAGCCAAAGTTATCGAGTCCCTCAAGCTGTGTTCTCACTAGCTAACAGCATTGTAGATAGGATACATACGCGCTTTCCAAAATCATGGAATCCTATGGAGCGTGTAGGCGATGTCCAGTTTCACAACAGTTGGTATGACATAGACATTGACCAAGGGTCGTGGACTATCATGGGGCGAACAAACAACATCATAAAGAAGGTTGCAGACCAGCTTCGGGATGACGGATATCTATACAGACTGAATGAGAGACTTAGCATTAACGAAGAGATGTTAGAGGTCATGAACATATGGATGGCCTTGGCAGACGGCAAAGTTGTAAACCACAAGGCGTTGGAGAAACTTTACGACAACGTCCCCAAGACAGGGGACAAAGCCGTGGTCAAACGTGGGTCAAGCAAAACCTTGTCTACCCTAGACCCAGAGGGGCTTTATGACTACAATATACTTGTTGAAAATCATGGACTTATAGCTGGAAGAGAAACACCAGCGGAGGATATCGTAAACATGTCTCAAGAAGACAGAAGATATGTTGCAGCCTTGAAGCTACGAGGCGAATCTCTTACAGCCCCACGCATAAAATTATCTACCATACACCGCATGAAGGGCGGTGAGGACGAAAACATAATCTTGTTTAGTGAGTCCTGCTTTCCTGCCGTCAACAATCCTGAACAGGATGACGAGCATCGTGTCTTTTACACAGGTATAACACGAGCAAAGGAGAACCTTCATATCGTGGATCATGAATGTAAGTATAGGTACGAGATATGAAAAAGCTATATGACACATGGCGCAGGCTCAACGTTCTTAATCGTAAAAGCCCAGAAGGGTTAGAGGCTTGTAAATCAAAATACGATATCGTAGACCCTGACTTTGATGATGACTTTTTGTTTAACTACTGGATGGATGTCAATGAGCCTTACAGAGGCCACGACCCAGGAACCACAGGGAACAAACTACCGTCTGGTTATGATGGTTCATTAATAGCCCAAGAAAAGTACAGGCTTGAAAGTCTTGAGAGAAACAAAGGCAAAACAAAGTCAGACGAATATCTGAATGCTTTGTTGAAAGGATATATTAGATGAACAGAAAGCAGATACTCAAAGACGCTGATGGCAAAATTAGCCGTGACAGAGCAGAAGAGTACGGTGATGCGTGGGAAACCCATGAACGAGCCGCCTCTATGTGGTCTGCCATACTTGGTCAGGACGTTACCGTTGCGCAGGTTTACCAGTGCATAATAGCCTTGAAACTTAGCCGCCTGACCTTTTCACCAGAGCATCTTGATTCATGGGTCGATATTGCTGGCTATGCTGCACTAGGAGGAGAGGCGTATGACCTCAAAAGAAAACAGTCAGATTAGTTACCTGAACAGGTTGGACTTAGACACAATCGAAAAAGATTGGTTCCCACCTGATCACTTCCCTGACCTGCGTAACACCGACTACATCGCCATAGACCTTGAGACAAGTGATCCAAACATCACAGAACTAGGTCCAGGATGGGCGCGTAGTGATGGATTTATCGTGGGTGTAGCTGTTGCGGCTGGTGACTTTGTTGGATACTACCCTATTGCGCATCAAGGCGGTGGCAATATATCTCATAGGCGGGTGATGTCATGGCTCAAGGATCAACTGGCTACCCCACATATTCCAAAGATTATGCACAATGCTACATACGATGCTGGCTGGCTACGGTGGGCAGGGGTCGAGGTTCAAGGCACGATAATCGATACCATGATAGCCGCGCCACTATTGGACGAGAACCGCTTTAGCTACAGCCTGAACAATCTCGCAAAGGATTATCTGAACGAGCGCAAGGACGAGCGTACCCTCCGAGCCGCAGCGGCAGACTTTGGCATCGATCCCAAGGCTGAGATGTGGAAACTAAACTCTAGGTTTGTTGGTGCATACGCCGAAAAGGATGCTGAGTTAACATTGAAACTCTGGAACCAAATGCGCATAGACCTGCAAAAGCAAAGCCTGATGACCATCTTTGACATTGAGACAGCGTTGATACCTGTCCTGCTTGACATGAGAGAAAAGGGTGTAGGGGTTGACCTGGATAAGGCAGAACAAGCCAAAACGGGTCTAATCAAAGCAAAGAAAGACCTTATCAGAGGCATAGAGCACGACACAGGCATAAGGGTAGAACCGTGGGTGGCATCAAGCGTAGCCAAGGTATTCGACCACTACAACCTGTACTACGGCAAAACAGAAGACACTAAACAGCCGTCTTTCAGAAAAGAGTTTTTACAGAACCACCCACATGAGATTGCAGGACGCATACTTAGACTGCGTGAACTAGATAAGGCAAGCAATACATTTATCGACAACATTTTAAAGTTTTCGTACAAGGGGCGAATACACTGCGAGTTCCATCCACTGCGGTCAGATGATGGCGGAACTGTGACAGGTAGATTTTCGTCCAGTAACCCAAACCTACAACAAATCCCTGCGCGTGACCCAGAAATCAAGTCCATGATTCGTGGTCTGTTTGTACCAGATGACGGATGCAGGTGGGGCAGCTTTGACTACTCAAGCCAAGAACCAAGGCTCTTGGTGCATTACTGTGCGTCCTTGCCAGATGATCAGAGGCACTACGCTATTGATGAGGTGGTTGAAGAATACAAGAAGGGCGATGCCGACTTTCACCAGATGGTGGCAGATATGGCAGACATTACGCGAAAGCAGGCCAAGACGGTAAATCTTGGCATCATGTACGGTATGGGCAAGGGCAAGCTGGCAAACACGATGGACATCACACCAGACCAAGCCACGAGCCTGTTGAAGAAGTATCACGAGAAAGTGCCCTTTGTTAAAGGGCTTGCCGACAAGGTGTCAGAGAGAGCCGAGAAGAACGGACAGATTAGGACGATACTAGGAAGACTGTGCAGGTTTAATATGTGGGAGCCGCGCAAGTTTGGCTACAACAAGCCTATGCCTTTGAAACAAGCGCAGGAAGAGTATGCACCACAACCGTTACGGCGTGCGTTTACATACAAGGCACTTAACAGATTGATCCAGGGATCAGCTGCCGACCAGACCAAACAGGCTATGGTGGCGTGCTATGAAGAAGGTCTGGTGCCGTTGCTCACGGTGCATGATGAACTTTGCTTCAATGTCGAGTCCGAGAAGCAAGCATCCAAAATCACAGAGATTATGGAAACAAGCCTGCCCCTCAAGATTCCGAGCAAGGTAGACCAAGAACTAGGAGAGAACTGGGGGGAGGTTGGCTAGTCCGCCAACGCTCTCATGCGGTCTACTAAACGCCGTGCGCGGTTTGGCACTTGCGTATACCATTTCGAGTCGACCATTTCGTCTGCGGCCTTGTCCCAATCTCTGGCATCAACGCCAGCCTTCATGCCCTTAAATTTACTCAACCGAGGCCGACCCATGTTGAACATCATG